CTTTATTAGCATGTTTTAATACATTTTTAATCTTGTAAAATTGTTCAAATATTGCATATTTTTGTCCAGTTACACCACCTTTTTGAATATTAGTATCAATAAATTTATTTATGTGCATGTAATTACTGAGTCGAAGTCCAAGTATTCTATGAAAATGATTTATTGAATTAGGAATTGATATTATTTGTCTAAATGAATTTATATCGTTTGTAGGACCACGTTTTGATGTTTTGTAAATATATGAAGCTTTGCCTAAACTATTTTTATCGACAATAGTTAGGTCATTCATCATTTTATTTAACGTATTAACAAATCGTACTTTCAAATATGTTGGCATTTCTTTTAATACCTTTTTATTTACACCCATCATATCTTTTTTTGATAAAATATTACTAAAAGAATCAGTGAATTCAGTAACAGTTATATCATCATTTTTCATGAATACGATAGATGGTTGTGGTAAAAATATATCAGCCATTTTAATAGGTGTGCTAATATTTTCAACCGGTGATTCAATTGATTTTTTAACATCATTTGGATCAAATTTACCTCTTACAAAAAACATCTTTTGGACCTTTTTACTTTTTTCTGATGATGGTTTATATTCTCCAAAAGTATCTAATAGTTTTTGATACAATTCAATGCACATTGGGATCAAATCTGTGTTTTCAATTTCAAAATCTTTTAATCTTTCTGCATAATCATTTGGCAAATTTAAATTTTTTGGTTTAAGTGTTTTAATATATTCAATTATTTGTTCTTTTGTAAATTCATCCAAGTTTGAAAAATTAACTGGGTCAAATGTTCCATCAGTATTTTTATCAAAATTACTAACATTTAAACCACTAATCTCATCATTTTGGGGTTTTGAAGAATAATAACTAACTAAATTGCCCATATTTATTTAATATATTTATCAAACTAATTGGATTTGGTTCATTTATTTTAAATATCAATTTTTTATTGATAATTATTTCATATAAATTATTAATTTTATAACTTATTTACGAAGTGTCTAATTTATTGATTTATTGACTTTTTTACGTTTACTTGTTGTGTTTACAGTGATTTTTTTTGTAATCGGTTTTTTTTTATTTGAGTTAGTGATTGAGTTAAGTGATTAGGATCTGAATTTATTTGTTGTGATATATTATTTAATTTCTTTTGAGTTGGTTTTTTTGGTTGATTTTAATTGTTTGATCTGATAAAGAATTTTTATAAATAATATTTTAATATTTTAATATATAATAATAATATATTTATTAAATGACAAATCTATGTATTATTTCTTATTATGGCTCACTTGAAACAATTCAACTTGCCGAAAATGCTTTAAAAGAATGTATTAATAGACCGGTATATAATTTTCCATTATTTAAATATATGCATGATAAAAAAGAAAAAAATAGTGCATATATTGATAAAACAATAGATTATATAAAGGAAAATAATATTACACATTTGTTATGGTGGTTTAATGGTATTTCAGCAAAGGAATTTATATATATTAAAGAAAAAACAGGGGTTAAGTATATTTTATTTAATTGGGATGATCCTTTTAATTGGAAATCATGTGAAATCGTTGAGAAAATGAAATATTTTGATGCCGTTTTTATAACATGCAATGATTCAGTAATACATTATAAAGAAAATGGATGTAACGAAGCACATTGTTTATATCCTGGATTTAGTCCAAAAATTAATTATATGATAACAGAACCAGTAAAAGATATAGTTGATAAATATTCATGTGATATTTCATTCTGTTGCACAAATTTGTATGAAAGCGATGAGAATTTCCCAAATCAATTTATTAATAGAAAAAAACTAATTGACGAGATATATAAAAATCAATTCATACAAAATTATAAATTTTACATTTATGGACCACCATCACTTGAAAGCTTATATCCAAAATCATACAAAGGATATGCCAAGTATTATGATCTTAATAATATATTTAATTATAGTAAAATAAATCTATGTACACATGTCTTAAATAATAAAGATGGATATTTAAATGAAAGGATATTTTTAATAGGTGCGTCTGGTGGTTTAATATTAGTTGATTATGTTGATGGTATTGAAGATGTTTTCTCTGTTAATAATGAAATATTAATTTTAGATAAATATTACTATATTGATCAAATTGTATCTATTCTTAAATATTATAAGAAATATAATATTTTAAAAAATAATGCATATAAGAAATGCAATGAAAAATATGAATATTCTATTTGGGCAAAAACAATATGCGATGTTATTAAAAAAATTTAAAAAAAATTAAAAATATTGATTAAATATATATATATATATGGAAAATATTAATACATATAAATCAAAGAATGGATGGAATCTTTTTTTATCAGATGATGATTTTAAATTATTGTATAATTTTTTAGGTAAATACAATAATCTTGAATATCTTGGCCATGGTGGAACTGCATTTGCATTTAAATCTGGTAACAATATTATGAAAGTTTGTATTAAAAACACTAAAATGTTATTAACCAAAGAAAAGTTTATAGGATATGCAAATCTATTATCTGAGTCTGGAATAAAAATATTACCACCTAAAGAAATATTATTTGAAAATGATAAAATACTAATTTATACACAAGATAAATGCATACCTATATCTGAAATAAACGCAATTAGCTTAATAAAAATTTTAGAAATCATAAAAAATTTAACAAAAAAATTCATAAAGATTCCTGATTTATTCCATAAAAATTTTGGTATATTTAACAATGATATATATTTATATGATTATCACGAATATGATTATTTTTTTTCAAATGATAAATACTATATATCACATATGGCTCATATGTTCAATTTATATTTTTATGGTAAATTATTAAATGGATTAACATTTAATACAGAAAAGCTAAGGGAAATTGATTATGGTAAAGAAATATTTTGTGAAAATATTGTGAATTTGCTTAAAAATCTTGACAACTATCAAGTTAATGAGGCCATTAATAATTTTGATTTAATTATTTGTGATTTGAAAAATAAAATAAAATGTTCATATGATGATTATCAACACCTTGATATAACATGTGATGGTCAAATAATTTTACGAAGCCATACTTTAGAAAAATTTAAAATAGCAGAGAAAATTACCAATATGATGGGATCAGAATTTACATTAGCTGATCATGGATGTAGTTTAGGTGGTATTGGTTCGTTAATTGCACAACGATTACCTAAATCAAAAATATACTTAAATAACATAACTAAAAATGAGCTTAAAATTTGTAATGAAATAAAGAATAATTTATTATTAGAAAATGTAACTGTTAGTAACATGAATGTTGTTGAGGATCATAAAATTTATGATGTATGTTTATATTTTGCTGTTCTTCATCATATATTGAAATCAATGACGTTTGATGATGTTATGAAAATAATATTGCATCAAGTTCATAGATATACAGTAATAGAATTACCGTTCGGAAATGATTCTTTATTAAAAAATGTAATATCAATGGGTTCTATATCATATGATAAATCATTTGGATATTTAGAATCATTAGATAAATTTATTAATGAGATTAGTAAATATTTTAAAATTATTGAATATAGCAAAATTGACTATGGAACTGATAAATTAAATAGATATGCATTTATATTAGAAAAAATAAGATAATAAGTTAAATGGCTTATTTTATATAAAAAATTTGATAATTAAAATACATTATAAATTAAGATAAATATATTATTTAAAGCAGTAAATAATATTTAATTATAGTATATATGAGCGTCAAGAAGCAATTATTAGATCCCCTTGGAACTATATGTAAACTAATATCTCTAAATTTTAGTGAAATAAATACTAAAATAAGTATTCATAATCATGTATTAACATTACATAGACCAAATAATTTACAATCAGTAGTCAGAATAATAAATGGTGATGGTAGAGAAAATATTAGTGAATTATTTTATATTATAGTTAAAGTAATTAAATGGTATTTATCTGGAAACATTGATGAAAATGAACCAGAAGAAAATTGGACACATATTGCAAGAAGTGATGAATTAAAAAAAATAATCACGTATGTGTGTTATGCATTACGTAGATTACAAGAAACATATGAATATGGAAATGTAATACTCGCTATACAATTTTACATTAATATTTTAGAAGATTCAATCCACGGATATTACAATGATAACAAACTACCAAATTATATAATAGATAAGGAAAAAGAGTTTGAAAATTTATTAGACTATGAAAAATTAAAAAATTTTTGGGATTACAAAAAACTAAAACGTATTTGTGATTTATATGATAACTGTTTTTCAGTTTTTAATGACCAAGAAATGCCTACATCTGAAAAAGAAGGATTGGTTAATGGATATTTAAATTCAATAAATGCAGTTCTTACAGTGACTGATACTGAATTCCAAAAACTATTAAACAATAGTAGTAGAGGATAACTAAAACAATTATTTTATTACAAATTATATTTTTCTAAATACTTATTATAATATAATTAATGATTGGAGCAATAGAAATAAATTATATATCCCCTTTGAGTAAATATATTTTTGATAAGACAGAACGTTACTATTTAGTATTAATTAATACTTCAAAAAGTAATAATGTCTTGATTAATAAAATAGAAATACCAACAATAGATAATATTACAAATAATATTCGGGCATATACTATCAACAAAAGTATGCAAATAATGTCAGAACTACAATCACCATATTATTCAGTTAGATTATTTAAACATACTATTGGATCGAATAAATTATCATTACTGTTTGTTACAGATATTGATATTAACTATTTTGAACACAACAATATTTCAAAAATAGAATTAGTTGCACCATCAAAAGTTCTTGGAAATAATAGAAATGGAATATATGTCGATGAAAACAGTTTTTTAGATGAACAATATAATAATTATGAATCAGATGATAATCAAAATAAATGCATATTGTTTGTAGCTAAAGTAAAAAAAACAAATAAAGAATTAATAAAACCATATATATTTAAATTTGATTTATCAAAAAGTAATAAATTTGTTTATCATAGATATCATAATAATATTATAAAAGAGCAAGATGAATTAAATATTAGTTATTTATGTCAAACAAATTCATTTAATGATTATATAAAACTTATTAATTCACAGTCGATTGATGTTAACCGATATGAAAAAAAAGATAGAAATACATTTAGTAGTATGTTTATGAGAAGAATTAATTTAACTAATTTTAGGAAAATAGTATATAATCCATATTTAAATAATACAATCATTTCTCCGGTTGATAGTAGAATATTAGGATTTGATATAAATAGTGCAACTAAATTCAAATTTAACAATATAAATTTTCATTACAAAGATTTAGTTACTAATTCAGATGAATTATTAAATGGTAGTGGATTTGTTAATAGAGTATCTTTAAGTGATTATCAGCGGTTCCATAATCCATATTCAGCATATTTAAGTGAAATAGGAATATATAATCAAAATAGTAGTCAATATTACATAAGTTTAAAATTTACAACAGATTATTTCATACCTCCAACTGTACATGAAAGAGAATATATATCAGTTGTTTATGGTCATAATATACAAAATTCACGCGGATATCCAGAATTGGTTGAAAAACAACCTAAAACATATTTAGTATTTTATTTAATCATTTTTGGTGATGCATCTAACGAATCAATTCAATTTACTAATACAAAACTGGTTAATCTACAAAAAATAGTTAATTTAAATTCATCAT